CAGTAAAGGAGACAGACCATGGAAACATTACTTTCAAAAGTTAAACTTGCACTGCGTGTGACCACAGATGCGTTTGATGCTGAATTGAATCAGTTGATTGATGCGTGCATTGCCGATTTGCGCATTGCCGGTATCAGCACTGAAACAATTGGCACTGAATATCTGTCTGAACCGATGGTTGTAATGGCGGTGACCACATACTGCAAGATCAATTTTGGAAAGATTGACGGTGCAGAATATGACCGGCTGAAGGCATCGTATGATGAACAGAAAAAGCAATTGAGCATGGCAACAGGATACACAGTTTGGGGTGATGCTTGATGGACAGATCAAACGTTTGTTATCTGATCACAGAAACAGTCACGCAGGATGAATACGGTGTACAGCAGACCACAGAAACAGAGCGCATGGTGTTCTGCAATGTTGGTTCTGTGACACAGCGTGAGTGGTTTGAAGGTGGCAGAAATGGTCTGAATCCAGAACTGCGTGTGACCATGTTTTCGTACGATTACGGAAATGAAGAACTGGTGAAGTACAACAACACCATCTACACCGTATACCGCACGTATTTGACCGATAACGATGAAATAGAACTGTATTTAGAAAGGCGGCATGGCAATGGCTAGAGTGGGTGTAATGAATTTCCACGGTGTTGCAATGCAGATGCTGAAGGAATACGGCGATGAAGTTGTGCAGGACTTGCAAGAAATCATCCCAGATGCGGCAGATATTGCGGTCAAGATGATTCGTAAGGATTCCAAGAAGCGCACTGGAGCGTATGCACGTGACTGGGCAAAGAAGTGTAAAAAGGCACGTTTTACCGGTTCCACGTGGGTTGTGTATAACCGGAAACATTACCGTGTTGCACACCTGCTTGAAAAAGATCATATGTTCAAGGCACCGAATGGAAAGATCACCGGATCATGGAAGGGTGACGGTGTAATCCAGTTTGCAGAAGAATACACAGATGCGTGGATTGAATCGGAACTGGTGAAGCGAATTGGTGGTGACTGATATGACATACCAGGAAATCTATGATGCACTGGTGCAGACCGGTTACCCAGTGACCTATGAAGTGTTTGAAGGTGACATACCGGAACTGCCTTACATCGTTTTCACGTATCCAGAAAACGATGACATGGTTGCAGACAATATCAATTATGCAGAGATAGTCGCAGTGGAAGTGCGGCTATATACAAAGCGCAAAAGCATTGCAAAAGAACGTGCTGTTGAAGCAGTTCTGACTGAACATTTTGGTGCATTCATGAAGACAAGTGAATACGTAAGTGCAGATGCAATGCAGGAAACAATATATCAATTTGAGGTGGCTATAAATGGCGAATAAGATCAAATATGGACTTTCAAAAGTCTACTATGCACTGATTACAGAAACGAACGGTGCAATCACGTACGGCACACCGGTTGCGATTCCTGGTGCAGTTAATCTTTCCATGGATGCGCAGGGTGACAGTACATCTTTCTATGCTGACAACATCGTGTACTGGGCAGGAAACGCAAACAATGGTTATTCTGGAACTCTTGAGGTTGCACGCATTCCGGATGATTTCAGAACTGCGATTCTGGGTGAAGAAGCAGATACAAACGGTGTTGCGTTTGAAAAGAGTGATGCCAACACAAAAGAATTTGCACTGCTTTTCCAGTTTGAAGGCGATGCGAATGCTGTACGGCATTGTTTTTACAGATGCACTGCATCCCGTGCTTCTGTTGCAGGACAGACCAATGAAGCATCCATCACTCCGCAGACTGAAACACTGAACATTACTGCGATGGCACGTGAATCTGACAACATCGTGAAATCACGGTGTGATGAAGCGACAGCGGCAACACAGTATGCGACATGGTATACCGCTGTATACGAACCTGTAGGACTTTAACAAATAACAGAAGGAAGGACACTGACAGATGGAAAAAGAAATCATGATTGACGGCAGGGCAGTGCCGTTTAAAGCAACCGCAAGAACACCGATACTGTACAGATCACTGTACGGAAAGGACATCTTCAAAGACCTGCAGAAACTGTCTGATGAAATGAAGAATGCACAGGATGAAGAAGGTGAATCAACAATCGGTGTTGATACGCTGAATATCTTTGTGAATGTTGCGCACTGCATGGCAAGACAGGCAGACAAAACTGTACCTGCAGACATTGAAGAATGGCTTGATCAGTTCAGCATGTTTTCCATTTACCAGGTACTTCCAGAGATTCTGGAACTGTGGAACCTAAACATGACACAGATTTCAGTTTCAAAAAAAAACATAGAAGCACTGAACGGGGCATGACTATTGCCATTTATTTGTTGCGGTGTTTTGAATTCGGCATGTCGGTATCTGACCTTGATCAGTTGGATACCGGCATGGTTTTTGATATGTACATAGAAAAGTCAAACGATTCTGAACAGTATGATGAACTGGCAACACAAGAAGACTTTGACAGATTCTGAACGTGAGGTGGTGACACATGGCAAGTGGAAGAATTCAAGGTATCACAATTGAGATTTCCGGTGATACCGTCAAACTTCAAGATTCATTAAAAGAAGTAGACAAGTCACTGCGTGATACACAATCAAAACTTAAAGATGTAAACAAACTGTTAAAACTTGATCCCAAGAACACCGAACTGTTATCACAAAAACAGGATGCGTTAAAGAAGGCAATTGCCGATTCAAGGATGAAGGTAATTGAACTGAACAAAACGCTAGGTGAAATGGGAGAACGTAACAGTTCAAACGCAGAATCATATGATGCGATTCAGCGTGAGATCATAGCGTGTCAACAGCAACAGAAGCAGTGGAATGCAGAACTGTCTGCAATGGAACCAAAGGTTGCAACCATTCAAGACAAACTGAATGCAGTTTCCAGTGCTACCGGCAAAGCGGCACAGGCAACAAAAGGTCTGTCAACAGTGGCAGGTGCGGCGGCAGTCGGTCTTGTTGGCATGGCAACAAAAGCGGCGGCAGATGCGGATGATCTGCTGACACTGGCAAATCAGACCGGATTCACTGTGGAAGAACTGCAGAAGATGCAGTATGCATCATCATTCATTGATGTCAGCATGGAGACCATGACCGGTTCCATTACGAAACTTACCAAGAACATGGCATCTGGTGCAGATGTTTTTGACACACTAGGAATCAGTATCACAGATGCAGACGGCAACATGCGCAGTGCAATTGATGTATGGTATGAATCGGTTGATGCACTTGGAAAGGTTGCAAACGAAACAGAGCGTGATCAGTTATCAATGGCACTGTTTGGTAAATCTGCCATGGAGATGGCAGGTGTTGTTGATGATGGTGGTGCGGCACTGAGAACACTTGGTGAAGAAGCAGAATCAACAGGTCTGATCCTGTCCGGTGATGCTGTTTCTTCTGCAGTTGCCTTCAATGATCAGATAGACAAACTGAAGAACACTGCAACACAAGCATTCTTCAGTGCAGGTGCATCATTGGCTGAAACACTTATACCGACACTGGAAAAACTGGTTAAAGTGATCACCGGTGTTCTGTCCTGGTTTGGACAGTTAGACGGTGGTACACAGGCATTCATTATTACCATCCTTGCACTGGTTGCGGCAATATCGCCTATCTTTGGCATTATCTCCGCAGTGACTGGAGCGGCGGCGGCACTAAATGTTGCAATGCTTCCAATGATTGGAACTATTGCGGCAATCATCGCAATCATTGCTGTGGTTGTTGCGGCAGGTGTGACACTGTATCAGAACTGGGATACCGTCAAAGCAAAGGCATCAGAACTGTGGTCTAGTATCCAGACTACGTTTGAGAATATCAAAAGCGCAATCTCAGAAAAGATCAATGCGGCAAAAGATACCGTGATGGGTGCGGTTGAAAAAATAAAAGGTGCATTCAATTTTTCATGGTCACTGCCACCAATCAAACTTCCGCATTTCTCTGTTTCTGGTGGTGAACCGCCATGGGGTTTGATGGGTAAAGGTTCATTGCCTAAAATTTCGATTGCCTGGTATAAGAAAGCGTATGATAACCCAGTCATGTTCACAACACCAACAGTGCTTGCGACAGCGGCAGGTCTGAAGGGTTTTGGTGATGGCACAGGTGCAGAACTGGTCATTGGTATGAACAAATTGCGTGACCTGGTTGCGACATCTGGCAATCAAATCAATATCAATGTTTATGCGGCACAGGGTATGTCTGAAACAGCAGTTGCAAACGCTGTTGCACTGAGACTGGACAGATGGTTGGGTGAAAGAGTATGAGCGTAAGAAAATTCAAACTGATCAACAGCACCGGTTCAGAATGGGATTTGATGCGCAAGGATGGGTTCTTGTATGAACCAAACGGTCTTGGTCTTGAACGGTCAAACGAATACATGCGCATTGGATCAACATATGAACTGATAGAAAGCATATCAGCGCAGAAAACAGCGCAATTCCGCATGATCTTCAAGAACTATGCAATCTATCGGCAGTTCATTGAATTCATCGCCTACAAGCCGCTAAAACTGGCATACAAGCCAATGACAGAGTGGGCATACATTGATGGAGAGATCACAAACATTGATAAGTCAGAAATTGACTATTCTTCACACGTGCTTGACTGTCAGACAACGTTCACTGCAACATCACTGTGGTATGTGCCACGTACTGCAAGAAAGACTGCGGATGAAATACCGAACGCAAAGAAGTACACATATGCATATGCGGCTGAATATGATTACTGCTACAAATATGCAGATGAACTGAACGGTTATATTCGTGTGACAAACAATTCTGCAGAATATTCACCGGCAAAGATCACAATGATTGGTGCACTCACAAATCCTGCGTGGTACGTGTCAGTGAACAATGATGTTATCTCTGCAGGACAGGTGTTTGCCGATATTCCAGAAGGGCACAAACTTGTAATCAATTCAAAGGATGGTGCACTAGAGGTTGCGGAATATGAAGTAGGAACAGATGTACTGGTGCGGAACATGTACCAGTTCACTGATTTCACAAAAGAAACGTTTGTGACATTTCCACCAGGGAACAGCACACTGTTTGTGAATGGTTCCGTTGGCACATCAATTGAAGCGTGGGTAGAAGTGGAAGAGGTGCATGAAAGTATATGACATCATCTTCCATGAAAAAGTACCGGATTGAACTGTTTGACCGTGTAACACTGGCATTCAGATCATTCGCTGAAATTGGTGAACCGGATATACACCTGGATGCACTGTGTCAGACAAACAGCACCGTGGAAGCAGTCGGACAGATTGATGTCACACGTGGAGATTTCTCACAGATTCGTATTGATGGAAAGGTGTATTTCCAAGGCATTGTAAAAGACTGGAACTATGACGGAAACAAAACCGAACTGACCATCAATCAGATGTCCGCACTGCTAGACACTGAAGTGTTTGCAGATGTGGAACTGCTGAAGACACAGAGCATTGAAAAATGGATGTCTGATCTGATCACGGCAACATTCGCAGGTGATGACAGTTTCCAGAATCTGCCGAATCTGTCCATTGTGAGAAATTCTGAAACGAGCGGTACACACACTGCATCGAATGACGGCATATACAACATGTATGATCTGTCCGTGTCATTCTTCAAGGTATACGGTGTGTGTTGCCGCATTTCGTTTGATTTCACATCACGCACTGTCCGGTTTGCATTCAACACACCGGATCAGAGCGCAACAAAGTTATCTTTGAACATCACTGATGTTTCATCTTATTCAATCGAACCATCAAACACCGCTGATTCTGTGAACAAGATCATTATTCGGAATCAAGATGATCACACGGAAACAGAAACGTTTTACTGGCATCCAACAGATTTCAGCGGAACCGTGGACACTGACAGCACACATGACCGTGTACTGCCGGTTGTCACTGGATGTGAGCAGATTTCACTGCAGGATGGTGAAGTGTTTGCAGATGCGGCATACAACAAGGCATATGAAACACTGTATTCCACACGGTACGATGATTTGATCCAGGTAACATTCAAAGCAACATCAAACCTGCTTTCTGTGGGTGATATTGGAACATTGTTCACTCTGTACGCTGATGGAAACGTGTACAACACGATTCTGACCGGCATTCATACACTGAACATGGAATTTGTTGAATTGACATTCGGATATGTCAGAAAGAGACTGACACAGATTTTGAAAATGAAAGGAATTTGATAATTATGCGTGTAATTAGAGCGGCAGGTCAGAACGTATCACCGGCAGATGATGGCAGACTGTACAGCAAAGCATTCGCAGATGGTCTGTTTGAAGATGTTGCGATTTCTTCACTTGGTACTAACCTGGTATCCATTGGTGCACTGTATGGAATCATCTGTGGGAGAGACTTCACAGCAGAAGCGCAGAACATCACCGTCATTCTGCCAGAGACAGAAGGCACCACAGAAGGTGTCATCTATGTTGAAATTGACATCAGTTCAGATGATGTGATCACCATTGGTTCTGCACTGAAACCATTCACACCGACATATGAAGACATCAACATGAACGGTGTTGTGGCACAGATGGTCATTGCAGAATACACTGCAACACCGGTTGCGGTCACAGACATCACGGCAGTATATCCGGTTGCTACTGCAGGTGGTATCGGATCAATGGCAACCATTGAACTGTCACCGGTTCAGAACAGTTATGCAGTGGGTGACTTTCTGGTGTGGAAAGGGCAGTTGTACAAAGTCACTGCGGCGATTGCATCCGGTGAAACACTGGTTATCGGAACCAACATTGAAGCGGTAACAATTGGCACTGAACTAACTCAGTTAAATAAAGGTTTAATGCCTACAACCGTACCGCTTTCAGTAGATGGGCGTTATATGAAAGGCGAGCGTGCCGCCGGTACTGGTTTTACGGTTAATATACCGTTGTTTTATCAGCCTACATCGGTTAGCGGAACAGGATTAGGATATTATACAGGTTCAGCATGGACAAACATTACTATTGCAAATTGGGCATGGAACGGCGTTGTGTTGATAGTTGAATTCGGAAACCCGCCGTCAGCCGCAGGATTTTATGGATTGCGAGGGACAATCAATATCACATATTAGGTCATTAAATCAGCATAAGGAAGGAGTAACCCGAATCATGGTTATACTAGAAAATATGGAGTTTCCACAGTCATGTTACGAATGTCATTTTGCACAAGAGTATTACGGCGAACACAAGGAATATAAATATCGTTGTGTCGCAACATTCAACAAACTGATAAAAGAATCCGAAATGTTTGACAGACAGGATTTTTGCCCGCTAAAAGGACAGTGACATGTTACTGCATCAAATCAGCATTGGTAACGTGCTGAAATGCGGTTATACTGAGCGTGAGGTGATACCATGAGCGAGAGCGAAAAAGATTATGGTGTTTATAACAAACGCAAGCATTTAGACGGTTGTTATTGTGGTTATCAGATTGAGATTGAAGAAACAGACCTAGAAGAACTCAAAAAAGGGAAGGTGATTTATTTCAATCTGAATTATGGC